TACAAGATATAGATGAATCTATATTCTACTATGTGGAAAACGTTATCCGCCCATTTGTTTACCAAAACGGAGTAAGAATACCTGTCCCTGTTATATATGGCTCCCCAGAAAAATGGAAATCAGTGCAAAAAGATGGATATTACAAAGATAAAAATGGTGCTATTATGGCTCCACTTATCATGTTTAAACGAGAGAGTATAGATAAAAATAGGTCTTTAGGTAATAAATTAGACGCTAATACACCCCATTTATATACATCTTGGAAAAAAACATATAACCCAAAAAATTCATATTCAAATTTTGATGTACTAAATAATCGTATACCTACAGAACAATTTATTGTTAATGTAATACCTGATTATGTTACTATAAGTTACACTTGTGCTATACAAACATATTATGTATCTCAATTAAATAAAATTGTAGAGTCAATTAATTATGCATCTGATTCATATTGGGGTGATCTAGAACGTTTTAAATTTATGGCCACTATTAATTCATTTTCTACCCCAATTGAAATTTCAGATAATTCAAATAGAATTGCTAAATCAAACTTTACTTTAACTATTAAGGGGTATATCATACCTGACAATATTCAAAAACAAATAACGGCTATTAAAAAATATAATAGTAAAGCCCAAGTTATTATTGGAATAGAAACAGTTACTAATTTAAATAATATATAAAATGGCAGCAAAAGCAAAAATTTCATCCGCTATCTCGTTTATTAAAAAACCTAGAAAAAAAAGACCAGGAGTTCACGCAAAATCAAAATCTAGTAAAATAAAATCTAGTAAAAATTATATTAAATCATATGTATCTCAAGGTAAATAATAAAAATAAAATAATATGTCAACAGTTACAGAAAAACAGTTTTTAACAGAAGAAGAATTAAATGTTTTAAGACAAATACAAAAACAAACACAATCATTAGTGTTAGAATTAGGAGAAATTGAAATGATTAAACTTCAAATTGAAAATCGTTACCAAAATGCTAAAGATTTTCTTCTAGACCTTTCTCAACAGGAAAAAAACTTTACAGAATCAGTATTTGAAAAATACGGAAAATCAAATATAGACCCAGAAACTGGTGAGATTACTAAATTAGACTAATCTAATTTGAAATACACCATATTTATAATAAAATAATTTTTAACAATGATTGAAACAATTGTATCACCTGGTGTATTAGCCATAGAAAACGATCAATCCTTTATTACTGAACAACCAATAAGAGCAGGTGCTGCTATTGTAGGTCCAACTGTTAAAGGGCGAGTAGGAATCCCTACATTATGTACTACATATAGTGACTATTTAAGTAAATTTGGTTCTACCTTTGTAAGTGGAGGACAAGTAGTTTCCTACTTTACCTCAATTTCAGCATATAACTATTTTAATAGTGGAGGAGGAGCATTATTAGTAACTAGAGTAGCAAGTGGATCATTTACCCCAGCAACATCTTCTAAAATACACAATGCAAATGCAGAAACATCTGCTTCATTAACTTTAGACTTAACTTATGTTTCCGCTAGTGTAGCTGCTGTAGGTTCAAGTTCATTTGATGTAAATGGAATTACTTTTTACTTTACAGGTTCAACAGTAGCAAATACTTCAACAATTGTATATGTTAATACTTCTTCATTTGCCAGTTCAACCTTAGCAAGTTATTCAGTATCATCATCTGCGGTATTTAATGTTAGTAGTTCTACAACAGCATATAGTAGTTCATTGCAATATATTTCTTCAAGTGCATCTTCTCCTAATATAATATTTAAATATCTTGGACCAAATGGATTAACAGGAAATTTACAATATGTTACTTCAGGTAGTACAACAACATATTTTTCTGGAGGTACAAACTTTGAGGCATTTACTTTAGAAACATTATCTGAAGGAGCATTATTAAATAGTGCAGGACCTACAGGATCAAGTGGAACTATTATAAATGGTACCGCTGATAACTATAGATGGCAAATTGTTTCCCCTAACACACAATCGGGTACATTTACATTGTTAATTAGGCAAGGAAACGACAGTACATTGTCACCTTCGATTGTAGAAACATGGACTAATTTATCATTAGACCCATTATCACCAAGATACATAGAAAGAATAATTGGTAACCAAACCAGTGATGTAGTTCAAGACGGAAGTGATTATTACATTCAAAATTCAGGATTATACCCAAATAATTCTAGATATATTAGAATAAAACAAGTACTTACCCCTACACCAAATTATTTTGATAATAATGGAATAGCTAAATCAGAATTTACTGGTTCAATTCCAATAACTCATGAAGGTGTATTTGGGGGAGCAATTGGAGAAAATGTCCCTACAGGATATTCTAACAATTATTACCAAAATATAACTAATGTAAACACTCAAGGAATAAGTGCTGGAGATTATTCTATAACTCTCCAATTATTAGCCAATAAAGATGCTTTTAAATTTAATTTCCTAACATTACCTGGATTAATTTATAATTCAAGTTACCCAGCACATACTTCTGTATTATCAACAGCTATTAGTAATATTCAAAGTAGAGGAGATTCATTCTTAATTTTAGATATTACTGGATACGGAAACAATACATTGGATGCACTCTCAGCAGTCTCAGGGTTAGATACTTCCTATGCTGCAGCTTATTACCCTTGGGTACTAACAGTTGATCCTAATTCAGGATTACAAGTATGGACTCCACCATCAACATTAATAGCAGGAGCTTATTCATTTAGTGACAGTGTTTCTGCCCCTTGGATTGCACCAGCTGGTTTAACTAGAGGAGTATTAAGTACAGCTGTTAGAGCAGAAAGATTCTTATCACAACCAACTAGAGATACACTTTATGAAGCAAATGTTAACCCAATAGCTACTTTCCAGAATTCAGGAGTAACTATATTTGGACAAAAAACACTCCAGAAAAAACAAAGTGCATTAGATCGAATAAATGTAAGACGTTTATTGATTGAATTAAAGAATTTTATTACTCAAGTAGCAGATACATTAGTATTTGAACCTAATACAGAAGTTACTCGTAATAGTTTCTTGTCTCAAGTTAATCCTTATTTAGCTTCTGTTCAACAAAGACAAGGTTTAACAGCATATAAAGTTATTATGGATGCTACGTTAAATACTAATGAAGTAATTGATCAAAATCAATTAATTGGACAAATATATGTTCAACCAACTAGAACAGCAGAATTTATTTTATTAGAATTTAACATATTACCTACAGGAGCAGAATTTCCTGAATAATAATTGATTTTAAAAAGAAAATTAATATTTATAATAAAAAAATAAAATGGCAAAATTTACAGTTTCCCCTGGAGTAGCAATTAGTGAAATAGATAACACGTTTTTAACTGGTCAGCCTGTACAAGCAGGTGCTGCTATTATAGGACCAACAGTTAAAGGTCCTGTTGAAGCTCCAACCCTAGTAACTTCTTATTCTGATTTTAAATCAATATTTGGAGATACTTTTATTAGTGGAGGTGATTCATATTCTTATTTAACTTCAATTGCAGCTTATAATTACTTCAATTACGGGGGTACTTCATTATTGGTAGCTCGTGTTGTTTCCGGATCTTATACCCCAGCAACAAGTACTACAGTTTCAAATTATTTAAATGCTACTTCATCTTCATTTTCCTTAGAAACACTTTCATCAGGAATTATTATGAATAACTCAGGATCTGAAACCTCAGGAGCTCTAGTTTCAGGATCAATTGATAATGTAAGATGGGAAATTACTAATTCAAATACAGGATCAGGTACATTTAATGTATTGATTAGAAGAGGAAATGATAATAATGCAAATAAAGTTGTTCTTGAATCGTTTAACAATGTTAATTTAGATCCAAATTCTTCTAGATTCATAAGTAAAGTAATTGGAGATCAAGCTATTAATTATAATTCCACAAATAACCAAATGGAAGTTTCTGGAAGTTTTCCAAACAATTCAAGATATGTTCGTGTTAAAACAATTAACTATTTAACCCCAAACTATTTTGACGGAAACGGACAACCAGTTTCAGCATATACAGCATCAATTCCATTAAATGGAAGTGGCTCATTTATAGGAGCTACTGGAAACCTTAAAGCAAATACAGGTGCCACTATGTATGATAATATTAGTACTACTACACAAGGTTTAATTGGTGGAAACTATGATAATATGATTGCATTACTTGGAAATGCAGATGCATACCAATTTAACATATTATTCACCCCAGGATTATTAGATGATACTCATACTACTCAAGTTACTAACATTATTACAAATACAACTTCAAGAGGAGACAATTTGTATGTAATGGATCTAGTTACTTATAATAATACAGTAACAGACGCAACTTCACAAGCACAGTCAAGAGATACTTCATATGCTGCAACATATTGGCCTTGGGTTCGTATTATTGATCCGGCTACAGGAAAACATGTGTGGGTCCCTGCTTCAACAGTAATACCAGGCGTATATGCATTTAATGATAAAGTAGCTGCCCCTTGGTTTGCCCCAGCAGGTATCAACAGAGGTGGATTAAATACAGTATTACAAGCACAATATAAACTATCTCAAGCAAATAAAGATACGTTATATGATAATAATATTAATCCATTAGCTACATTACCTAAAAATGGGGTTGTAGTATTTGGGCAAAAAACATTACAAAAAGCAGCTTCGGCACTTGATAGAGTAAACGTAAGACGTTTATTAATTGAATTAAAAGGATACATTCGTCAAATTGCCGATACAGTAGTATTTGAACAAAACACAGCTGCTACAAGAAATTCATTTATTGCTAAAGTTACCCCATATTTAGAAACAGTTCAACAAAAACAAGGTTTATATGCCTTTAAAGTAGTAATGGATGATTCAAACAATGGACCAGATGTAATAGATAGAAACCAATTAATCGGACAAATTTATGTTCAACCAACACGCACAGCTGAATTTGTTTCATTAGATTTTATCTTATTACCAACAGGAGCAGAATTTCCAGCATAAAAATTTAAAAGCAGAATATTTATAATAAAGAAATAAAACAAAAACAAAATGGCAATCTTAAATCCTAACGAAATCTTTTACACAGCATTTGAGCCTAGAATGACAAACCGTTTCATCCTTTATATGGATGGTGTTCCGTCATATTTAGTAAAAGGAATGGGTGCAATTTCATTAACACAAACAGCTGTTGCTCTTAACCACATCAACGTTCAACGTTATGTAAAAGGAAAAACAATATGGAATACTATCCAATTTACAATGTATGAAGCAATTACTCCATCTGGTGCCCAAACAGTAATGGAATGGGTTCGTTTAGGCCACGAATCAGTAACAGGTAGAGATGGTTACTCTGATTTCTATAAAAAAGATGTTACCTTTAATGCTTTAGGCCCTGTAGGTGATGTTGTTTCTGAGTGGATTATCAAAGGAGCATTAATTACAGAAGTTAACTTTGGTGATTATAACTGGGATGATGATGGAAATGCAGTTAACATCACAGTAACAGTACAACCAGATTATTGTATCTTGAACTACTAAAACATATTCGCATAATGGTAAAGCTCCTCACGCAAGTGGTGGAGCTTTCATTTTTCTTTGGAATATTAAAAATTTATCATTATATTTATTAACATGAAATTAATTAATGTTATATTATTTGTTTTTATATCATATTTTGGTTACAATCAATGTAATGGAACTCAATCATTTACTTTAACACCTCCTCCATCATCTGGAACTTATTTACCTGGCCAAACAGTAACAATGTGTTACACAATGAATGGATACACTCAAGCAGGAACAAACTGGATTGAAGGATTTGATTTAACTTTAGGACCAGGATGGTCATCTGTAACTCCTCAAACAGCACCTGCTAACTGTGGAGGCAATGCAACTGGAGGACAATGGGTATGGCAAACATCAGTTACTTCAACTACAACTCCAATTACTACAGTAGGCCCTGGATATTTTTTTGATTTATCCATTGATGGAAACCCAGGAAATGATTTTGGAGATGCTGGTTCTTGTGTATGGACATTTTGTGTAACATTAACTGTAGCAAATGTATGTACCCCTCAAAATTTATTAATACAAGTTACTCCAGGTTCAGATGGATTATGGGGGAGCTATACAAGCAGTACTTGTGATGCCGCAACTCCATTTACTGTATTTAATGGAACAATCAATGTAGTTCCAATTGTATTAGGAAACATTATTCACAACTAAAAATAAATCTATGAAAAAATTAATTTTACTTTTATTCTTAACATTTACAGGAACAGTTTTTACCCAATTAACTACAACTAACCCAGATACAGTTTGTTACCAAACTCCAACATTATCTACTTATAGTATTCCTTCAGTAGGTGCCGGAACTTATACTTGGACGATACCTGCTTGTGCTATATTAGTTTCTGGTCAAGGAACCAACTCAATACAAGTAAATTGGTCAGCGTGTCCTGCAGGATTAATTACTAATGCAATTACAGTATCATATACAAGTGCAGCAGGATGTCCTTCAACACCAGTAACACTAAGTGTATTAATATATCAAGTTGTCCCAGTAATTGTTCCTATCGGACCTTTTTGTGCTAATGATCCTTGTGTAAACTTAACAGCAAACCCTCCAGGTGGAGCATGGTCTGGAGTAGGTGTTGTAAGTAATCAATTTTGTCCTGGTATAACTAATGCTTTGATAACCTATACATTCACTCAAAGTGGTTGTTCATTCTCAGCGAGTACAGGCGCAGTAATCAACCCGGTACCAGTATTATCACCAATTCAACATAATTAATGAGGTATTTGATATTTATATTATTATTTTGTTTTAATTGCTATTCTCAACAAACAATAGAGATATGTGATGACTCTAAAACATTTTCATATTTTACAACTTCAACAGAAGGAGGAACAGTAGAATGGGATGTAAATGGAATTACATACATTGGAAACGAAATTACTCTAACATTTTCAGATTCAGGAACTTATGTTTTAACAGCTATTAGCCACTCAAACGGATGTTATAGTTTACCTCAAACATATGTAGTTACTGTGATTGAATGTGATCCGTTATTATATTGGGTTCCAAATACATTTACCCCTAACAATGATGAATATAACACAACCTGGGGTCCTATATTTGAAGGACCATATGAAAAAGATGATTTTCATTTAGTAGTAATTAACAGATGGGGTAATTTGATATGGGAAAGTTGGGATGCTGAGTCACGTTGGGATGGAACATATAACAATAAAACAGTAACAGATGGGGTTTACACTTGGGTTATTGACTTTGGAATACTGGGTACAGATGAACGTAAATTAATTCACGGACACGTTACAATAATTAGATAATATAATATATATAACATATATTGAAAAATGAAATTAAATAATTTACGCGCGTTAGTTAAAGAAGAACTTACTAAAAAACTAAACGAAGAATATCAAGATAAATTTAAAATGGTTGGTATGTTAATATCTAACATTAAACAACGCCCTCAAAAAGAAATCTACTCTGATATTAGAGCCATTACCGGAATTTCAGTAATTTCATCAAAAGAACCACTTGAATATAGTCAACAAAATACAGAAAAATTTCAATCAATTTTAACTGTAAAAGTAGATGGTTATCCTTGGATTACAAAAGGTGGATTTGACCGCTCAAAAATGGAAGAAATTGCAGCCCAAATAAGAAAAGTACCAGGAGTAATATCATTTAATATAAACCCTGATAATATTACTACTTTTTAATATATGTATATCAAACAATTAAGTTATATAAAATAAAAATTATGGAAGAATTTAAATTACCTACCGAGATTATCGACCTCCCATCAAAAGGCCTTCTTTACCCTGAAGGATCTGAATTAGCAAATGGAAAAATCGAAATGAAGTACATGACTGCTAAAGAAGAAGATATTTTAACAAATCAAAATTATATTAGAAACGGCACAGTTATTGATAAATTATTACAATCAATGATTATAAGTAAAATTAATTTTGAAGATTTATTAATATCTGATAAAGATGCTATTATGATAGCTGCTCGTATTTTAGGTTATGGCGAACACTATACATTTAGTTATTTAGGAGAAGAAACCACGGTTGATTTAACTGATTTAAAAGATAAAGAATTTGATACCTCTTTAATTACTTCTAACACAAATGAATTCCATTTCCAGTTACCACATTCAAAAGTTAATATTACTTTTAAACTTTTAACTCATGGTGATGAGAAAAAAATTAATAGAGAATTAGAAGGTTTAAAGAAAATTAAAGGAAATGATATTCCTGAAATGTCTACTAGATTAAAATATATAATCACATCCATTAATGGAAATAGAGATCAAAAATCTGTAAGAGAATTTGTTGATAATTATCTCTTAGCTAAAGACTCTAGAGCATTAAGAGACTACATTGTTAAAGTATCCCCAGGAATAGATTTAAAAGTATCATTTACTACTGAATCAGGTGACGTGCAGGAGGACGTTACATTACCCATTGGGGTTTCATTTTTTTGGCCTGAATCTGGAATATAGAAATCACTTATTTACTCAAATACATGAAATAGTATTTTATGGAAATGGGGGATATGATTGGTGGACAGTATATAATATGCCGATTTGGTTAAGACGTCTTACTTTCCATAAAATTAAGGAACATCATGAAAAAACTAATGACCCTAATAAAGGAAACGATATTATATCCCAAAATAGAAATACATTAAAATCAATAGAATCATCTTCTGATGAACAAAAAATTAATGTTCCATCATATGTTGTAAAGGCATCTAAAAAATGATGCCTTTCTATATTTATAACATATACTTAATATGGCAAAATCCTTTAGTGAAATAACAGAAGAAATAAGAAAACTTAACGAACAACTTCAAAGGTTAGGTAAGGGAGGTTACAAATCCTCTCAATTAGAGGATATTTTTAAAAGCATGAATCAAGATCTGGATTCTGCTAAAACTTTATTTGATGATTTAAATGATAGAGTTGATAGAATAGCTTATTCTTTTGATAATATTTCAGGATCTTTAAGGGATGCTCTTAAAGATTTAAAAGGACAAGTAGAAGCTACTAAACAAATTCAACAATCTTATAGTAAATTAACATCTATAGCTGATAAATTAAGAGACCATCAAAAAAATGAATATATTCTAAGTGTTAAAAAGTTAAAAATTTTAAAAGAACAAGCTCAACAAGAAGTTAATGAATTAAAAAGAGCTAGACAGGTTCTTGAACAAAAGAAAAAATCAACAGGATTAACTGAAAAAGAAAAAGAATATTATAGAGAAATTAATCAAGCTCTAAATTTAAAAAATTCATATCTTAATCAAACGGTTAAACAACTTGAAAAAGAAATTAAATTAGAGGAACGAAGAGCAGATGTGTTAGGAATAACTCAAGGAATGTTTAAAGGCATTCATGGGTTAATGAAAAAAATAGGAGTTGAAAGTGGAGCATTTGACAGAATAAATGAATCCATGCGAGAAGCCTCTGCACGAGGAGGAGTATTTAAAACCGCTATGGCTGGTCTTAAAGCTACTACAACAGAACTTAAAGAAAGTTTTACTTCAATCCCAGGATCATTAACTGTAATCACCCAATCTTTTAAATATCTTTGGGATATAGCAGCAGGATATAGTAACCAGATACAAGAAATTCAACAAGGTTTAGGAGGAACATGGGAACAATCTAGTGGAATAAGAGATAACTTTAAGGAAATAGCCGAAAGTAATACTAAAATATTTAGTACCCAAAAAGATTTAATTGCTGCTACATTATCTTTAAATCAAGCAGCTGGTACATTTAATGCTTACAGTGTTGATGCTTTAGATAATTTTACAAAACTTACCCAAGTTGCTGGATTGACCGCTGATCAAGCTAATAAACTCCAACAATATGGAGACATGTATAACAAAACATCAGAAAACATATATGATACTATAGGAAAAACTAAAAAAGGTTTATTAAATAATAAGCAAGTATTAACCCAAGTACTTAATGTTAATGGTCAATTAGCAGCTCAATATAAAAATAGTCCTGATTTGTTAGCTAAAGCAGTAGTTCAAGCTAATAAATTAGGTATGACTTTAGAACAATCGAAAAAAGCAGCCTCAGGTCTGTTAGATTTTGAAAGTTCTATTTCAAGTGAATTAGAAGCAGAATTATTAACAGGAAAAAATTTAAATTTTGAACAAGCTAGATATTTAGCTTTAATGGGGGATTCTGCGGGTGCTGCTGCCGAAATGATGAAACAAGTTGGTGGAATTGAAGAATTCAATAAAATGAATGTAATTCAACAAGATGCTTTAGCTAAATCTATGGGAATGACTTCTGATGAATTAGCAGATTCATTAGTTAAACAAAAACAACTTGAAGAACTTGATAAAAAAAGAGTAGGTCAATCTAAAGAATTACAAAAACAAGTTAAAGCTTTAAGAGATCAAGGAAAAATGGCTGAAGCTGATGCTTTAGAAAAAATGGCACTTGAAGAAGGTGATGTAACCTTGGCTAAACAAAAACTTTCTACTCAAAAAGAATATGAAAAGTCAATGGAGAAAATGAAAGAATTATTTGTTAACTCTATTGCACCTATAATAACAAGTTTAACAGAAAAAGTTACAGGTTTTATTACTTGGGTATCAAATAATCCTGTTGCAAAAACATTAATTAAAGCCGCAGGTGCTGCGTTTGCTATAGGAACTGTAATAGCCGCTGTAGCAGGAATAGGTAACATTATTTCTAAGGCATTTGGAGGTGGTGGTATTTTAGGAATGTTTGCTAAAAGAGGATCTCGTTTAAACCCAATGTTTGTTCAAAATGTTGGAGGCGGGGGTGGAGGTGGTCTTGGAGACGTAGCTGACATGCTTAAAGGTGGAAGAAAAGGTGGATTTGGTGGTGGATTTAAAGGATTTACCTCTTATGCTAAAGACATGTTTAAAGGAGGAAAAGCAGGAACAGTAGCTAGAGCCAGAATGATGAGAGGAGTAGGAGATATCTTTTCAGGTGGAACAGGAACATTTGTAGGAGGTACAGATAAAGCCGTTACAGCTGCTAGTAAAGGTACAGGGATGTTAGGAAAAGCTGGATCTGTTCTTGCTAAAGGAGCTAAAGTTTTAGGCCCATTAGGTGCTTTAGCTGATATAGGCATAGGAGCTTATTCAGGAGCCCAAGCAGGTAGTATGTCTAAAGAAGAACAAAAAGCTGCAGGTATTAGACAAGGAATGGGGTCTGTTGCAGGAGGAACATTTGGAGCTTTAACAGGAGGAGCAGAAAAAGGCTCTATGTTATCTGAATATGTTGGGATAGAAAAAGGTTCTGGAGTTGATGAAGCTATGGGTGTTGCAGGATCCGCTGGTAGAGGGGCATTAGCTGGTGCTGCTATAGGTTCTGTAGTTCCTGTTGTAGGAACAGCCATAGGAGCAGCTGTTGGTGCAATTGTAGGAGCAGGAGCTGAATCTGTAAAACTCCTTTCTGATCCTGATTCTCAATTTAGGAAAACAATAAGTGGTTGGGGAGAATCAATATCTGAATTTGCTTCTTCTTCCGGAGAAACTTTAAAAGGATGGGGAAGTTCAATGGGAGAAACATTCTCAGGCATATTTTCAGGTATAGGAAGTATGGCTTCATCTGCATGGAATGGATTAAAAAGTATTGGGGGAGGAATAATGGATGCAGCCTCCTCAGGTTTATCAAGTGTTGGGAGTGCTATTTCTAGTGGAGTAAGTACAGTAGGAGATTGGTTAGGGTTTGCTGAAGGTGGGATAGTTCAATCTCCAACCAAAGCACTTATAGGAGAAGCAGGTCAAAATGAAGCTGTTGTTCCTTTAGATCAATTTTATGCTAAATTAGACCAATTAATAACAGCTGTAAATAATATATCATCAGGAGGTGGAGATGTATTTTTAGACGGACAAAAAGTAGGTAAAGTAATCAATATGTCTGCTAGAGGAATTCAATAATATTAATATTTATAATAAAATAATTTAACCATGGGACTTTTAGAAAAATTAACAACTGAGGGATCACAATTAAGTCAATTTGATGGCCAAACCCCCCCAGTAACAAACTTGGATACTGCTCAATCCACATTACATAATACTTATTCACTTAATGGTAACCCTAATTTAACTGGATATCCAACTCCATCACAATTAGATATGAATGGAATTACACCACCTAAGTATACTGATAATTTACCTGGATAAAAAATGTTTCTAAATGGGGATTTTATCAAAATTAAAAAATGGAGATACTGTATTTAGGTCACTCTCTTACGAAAAAGACAGACCTAATGGAGGAACTAGCAATGCCCCATACATACAAACACCATTACCAGACCTGGATGAAAACCCAGGCTCATTAAACGTTGAAGACACAATTTTAAGGGGAAGTTTAAATGCCCCTAAAAGTGCTAAAGATGATGTTTTAAGATTAACTAAATACCTTTTTGATATTAAAAACATTAATGGGTACCTTTTTACAGTAAAACAAAATCTTTTATCAAGAACCGCAGTAAAAACTGAAGCATCCTTTGGTTTAGGATATGGTGGTGCTTCAAAGGAAATGGCTGTTACTGGTGTTATTGGCGGATTATACACAGGTAATGTTACAATGAAACCAAATAATGGTACAGTAAATGAAGGAATTTACAATCCATTATCTACTATAATGCAAGTTGGAGTAGGTTATTTAGGTACACATTATAATAAACAAGGTTTAGATCCAACAGGAACAATCCCAACTTTAAGTATTAATAAATATCAAGATGTTGTTTCTAAAAACAATAAATCTATACCTGAAGATCCAAAAGTTCCATTCTCATTAATAAAAAAATCTCAAAGAGCTAACTTAAAATCTGCTAGAAAAGTATCAACTTTTTTAGATCAACAAACTAAAACTAACGCGGAATTAAGTGTTAATTTCCAAAGTTTAAGTAATCCACCGTTTAATGAATTCAATCAACCAACTAAATACCAAAAAGCAGTATTTACATTTTTAAATAAGTGGGATCAATATTTAGATAAAAGAGCTACTAAAAAACTTGATAAAAAAAGTAAAGCAGCTGATGAAGCTATTGCTCAATCAACTTTATTAAATAATCAAGTAGAAAGTGCAATGAATGCCCCTAAAGTTTATACTAATAGACTTTTAAAATTAATGGATGATTCTGGACTTAACCCAACTAACCCATTTGAATCAATATCTTCAGTTTTATATTCTTATGGAGGAGGACCTAATTCAACAGTAGGAATAGGAGGAACAGATATCAAGTTTGCTACTAAAAATGATGGTATAACACCTTCAAGAACAAATATATTACCATTTGAACCATTTTCACGACCTCAAATAACATATTTGTTAGATAATATATTAGGAGATAATAGTGTCTCAATAAGTTATACTAATTTATTAAATAGGACAGGTATAGATGTTAATGAAGTTGATTTATTTTCATCTTTAGATTATTTTTCTTCATATAATTCATCACCTTACTTTAACGCTCCTTGGGATACCCAAGATATTAAAATAATAGATTCATTAAGAGAAACACCTAGTGGTACTAAAGTAAGTTATTACCAAAAAGAATATACTCTTAATACAGCAAAAACAAACAATCCACAAATCCCAATTACTAAGGATACTATATATTCTTTAAATATCCCCCAACCATCAGGAGCTACTGATAAATTTTTATCTTTATATAGTGATAGTGAAAACGCTAAAAAACTTAAAGAAGAAGTATTTTTTACTTTAGATGAAAACCCAAATCACCAATCATGGGCTGCTATGGATCCTAATACAGATGCTCCTTTAGCTAATAAAGCTTCTGAAGTAAATGATCCTTTAGTTGAAAGCCAATATTCAAAAGATCTAACTCCTAGTAATCAATTTGTTTATCCTGATGAGTTAACTTTTACAACAAATAACGGAACTTTAATTAATTTTGATAAATATACAGGGGCATCCCAAGTAGCGGGTATAGTAAATAATACTACACCTGATCCATCCCAAAATTTATTTAATATCATAGATTATAGTTCTTTAGATTTTAATAATTTAAAAAGAATAGGACCATTAACTGAAGGAGAAACAGAATTTTATAGAAGAGCAGATAAACTTAACACTACAGAATACCATCCTTCATATGAAAAAACCCGAAGAGAAGAAACAGCCAAATACCCAGGCAGATTCCCTAATGTAAGACATGAATTTAGAGTTGGAACAGGAGAAGCAGGACGTGTAGAACCATCATATGATAGACCTCTAGACACTATAAATGCAGTCCCAGTATATCAAGTAGGTGCTAATGGTATAGGAA